AGTACCTGGAATAGTAATTTTATCGTCAGTGCCATCTTCACTTATTGCCCACACCCCTTTCGCATTTCTCTCCCAAGTAGCACCTGTTATCGTGCCGTGATTGTTATATCCTGATAAGTCTCTGATGGTTGCCGATTGTGGGTCTTGTTGCCCTTCCAGATAGAGGACACAATCACCTTTGACTATCTTTAAGATGTCTGCATTAGTTGCGTGAGTAACCGCCGTTGAACTTGCCCATCCCCTAATAACTGTAAGGACTGACGGATTGGCAGCATCATTGCCTGAGACATACATATATTCATTTTCAATCCTGATAATGGTCCCTACTGGCAATACGGCAGCTCCAGCATCCTGAGCATCGAGTGTTATATCAGTTTCGGCAGCCGTCAATTCGTCATCAGTATCAAAGGCAGAATCAGACAACGACTTATAGGAACGGGGTCGGTATTTAGGCATATAAGAGGGTCTAGGAAGTGTCTTAATCATTTGCCCCTCCTAATATCTTTCTGTTACCAGTCTGATGTGCATTTTAGCACCAGCCGCTTCGTCAGTTACCGCATCCCTCAAAACCGCCACACCGTATAACAATGTAGATGTGTTGTCACATTTATAGTCTAAGGGCGTGTTCCCATAGGTTGACGGCGTTATGATACTGGTGGACATTCCGCCTAAATCTTCCATCGCCGGGAAGTCCAGTCTGCCACGATAGAATGGAAGGTCAGCCGCCAGTGGTCCAGTACTTAGTACATTATCCCTGAGTTCGCAAGTCGGCAATTTATTATATAGATAAATAGTCAGTTTCGGAGTTAAAGCGGTAGTCTCCCAAAATACCTGAGCTTGAATGATTCTTCCCCAACCTCCCGGTTTCAATGCCATATTAGTGAAAAGCCAGGGTTGCCCTGTGGTGGCATTTTCACACAGGACATCCTCCGCCGCATAGTTCCCGGCTGCCGCCAATGGCTTAATAACAATTTCCTCGTATGTATTCATGTGCAGGTTGTCCAGTTTAACTGACATGGTTTCTATTTTTTCTATTAGTTCTTTAGATTCAGGAGTATGCGCCATAGTTGACCTCCACTGTTGGGAGGGCAGGCTTATACCCACCCTCCCATTTTATTTAACCGATTCTGTTTACACCAGAGTTATTTGTTTCTCATGCCACATGACACCGCAATTCCACGTGCCAGTAGCATCACCGCCCATAACGTTGATACCAAATTGCCGTCCCGGAGGGACAATCAATCTGCCGTTGACTTCGGCGAATAAACTAAGACCCGCCAGTGAAACAACAGAAGTATTTGCCTGGGGTCCTATTGGCATCCATCCGATAGCAACGCCGGTCACGGCATCAAGAATTGCCCCACCTGCCGCACAAAGTGCCACAGCACCCTGCCCTAAGCCGTTTGTCTTTCTTTCGATCAACGCATCGGTCAGAGCCGCCACTCTTGTTTGTCCACAAACATAGATGAGTGCATACTGAGACAGAATATTTTGGCAGGTAATCTGCACGGCGAATATGGCATCGATGATGAGGGATTTGCCGCCGTCAGCTTCGGGATTATACAACCCGAAACCTGCCGTAGTGGTTGGAAGTGCAGTACAGCTCACGGTTGCCGTAGTACTGCGCGCCACGAACATTGTTCCAGACCTGGCGAGTTCCTCATATTGGGAAGCACCTTGTGCTATGAAAAGGTCGCCATAAACATTGCGTTCAGCCCGGCTGGTCAGTGACGACCCTCTAAGAGTTAAATCATTTTCAAACATTTTTCACCTCTTTTATTTAGTTTGTTTTTATGGGATTACTTCGACATAAGCTCCATCTTCTAAGGGCAGATAGAACAGACGCCACTTGTATGTACCGAGAGCAGCATCAGCCACCAGACCAATTACACCCTCATAGCAGACAATACCCTTACCTGCTGATGCGCCAATGGGAGATGAACCTATACTGGCTGCTGATAACGCTACGTTGGCTGCACCTACAAGGACATGAATACCACCATCTACTGCGGCTGTGCCCAAATCTGCAGTGGCTGTCATATCGCCAGTAGCGGCAGTGCCATCAGGATTGAAGCGGAAGAATACGTTATTTCCACCACCTGCTGATACTGTACACACCCCGATGAGAGCGGTAATCAGACACAATCCATGCACATCGAAGAAAGGGTCTCCGGGAGCTGCCACGATTGATAACTGTTCTGCATCTCGGTCTACTCTGAGACCCAACCCCATGTCGGTTATTACCTGACGAGTTGATTGATTGTAGTATGGCATTTATTTACTCCTTGAGCTGAGTAGTGCCATCAAGTCAGCTCTATTTTATTTTTTTATGCTAACGCTGTATGAAGTGCAGCACCGGCGTATTTGGGATATAGGATGGCAACCGCAGCTATGAATTGTTCTGTTGCCGAACCATCCAATTTACAGGTTATCCAGTCATAACCATCCGTCAACTCTGCGGCATCAATCTCTACCACTATCATCTTGTCTTCATAAGTGGCAGCAGTGATTGTTAATGCTGCTGATGTTGCTTCAGTACCCAGAACATCGGCATTTGCCGCCTTTGCTATGGCGGAACTTAGCCGATACGAGAACGTAAGGGCTGCACCCAGGGACGCATCGGAATCACCCTCGTAGATAGTCAGAGCATTATCGGCTGTGTTATCGCCAAATAGCAGTATGATGGTTGCATGACTGTAATTCTTCATGCAGAAGGAGTCGAAAGTTTCTGCTCCTGCGCCTGGATCTTCAGGCTGTTGTAAGGGAACTATTTTGAATTCTTCGCATAGTCTCATTTTGTTTTTAACCTCACTTATTTACTTTTACTTTACCGAGCGGCAATGGCGACATAAGGACTCATGTAGAAGCTTGAAGAAGTCCTCTTGTATGGGGTGATTTTGCTCTTTAGAGCCGGCGCGCCATTGACGCGATATGTGAACCTGAAAACGCTCTGGTCGGTCAAGAAGGCGACATGGATTGATTCGGCAGTTTGGAGTCCGCCTTTATCAATGATGATGTATTGAGTCGGGTCCATCAGGATTATATCCCCAACATCGCCCGGTCCTGAAGCCTGCTCGACCGCGATTGCCGGTCTACCGAGAATCGTACCATCCTGACCTACTCCGCCAGGTTTAAACAGATTAGCCATGACACCACCTGTGCCAATCGGGAAGGTCAAGAGTTGTAACTGGTCTTCGAGTTCCTGATTGTAAAACCAGTATGCACTTGCCCGCCCCATACAGGCTTTCCACATACCAAGAATATTTGTGGAACTTACGGTATCCGCCGTTTGACCTGCATCCTTTGGCACACTCAGGAGGGCATCACTTTCGAGAACACCCAACATCTGACCAGCACCTGTTCCCCGGATAACACCATCGGACATTTTGAATCCGATTTCCTCGGAGAACGCCTGAGTGATAACCGCGCCGAGTTGTTCCGCATCCTGGAGAAGCTCGGATGTGGTATAGCAGACACCCATGATTTTATCGAGATTCAACTCGAATCTGCCGAATTTGGGCATCTTGGATGTGGTTGAATCTGCCTCAGCCTCCCAATAAACCTGAACCCCACCCCACCGTGAACCACTCGCCCGGCTGGTTTCATCAATCGTCCGGAGTTTCAAACCGTTGTTACCGGGACCGACAGGGAGTCTTCGGCATTTGTTGGCAACTGCTGAAGTATCATAAGCGGCTTTGAGCAGTGCTCCGACAAGCGACTGTTCTACCCAGAAACCGCCAGCAGTAGGAACCGCCTCATTTAAACCAGTTGCAGCGCGGTTTTCGACTAACCGGTTATCCAGACCGCGACCAGTAGCGAAATTAGCAACCGCCTGAAGTTGTTCGCCGATACTACGGAATGTCGGTTTTGCTGGTTTCTGCGGCGCCGTCATTGTTCCGCCGCGTAATTCTTCGTCCGGGATACGGTTGACTTTGATGTAATTGTCCATTCTGGATTCAACCGCGTCTATCTCGGCATTGACTGATTCAAAGCGTGCCTTTTCATCGGCGGTCATTGCCCGCTTTTCAGTATCGACCTTTGCCAGAATGACATTGCCCTCATCTTTAAGGGCTTTGATTTTTGCTCTGTACTCTAAGACTTTTAGCATTTTTCACCTCTATTTTATTTTGTAACCGTAGTTGAGCCTCAACTTCTCCAGATTGGATTCAGACGGTATCAGCGTCCCCTTCTCGTCCAGTTCTTTTAAGGCATTTATGTAATCCCTGACCTTCACGCTGGTTTGTGGATATGCTGGAAAGGTCACCGGAGATACATCAAATAATTTGACCTCGTGGAGTGTACGTATTGATTCTTTGCCCTTGTTATGTTCCCATTCATCTTTGACAACTATGAAACCAAACGACATCTGGGATATATCGCCGCGCCTGATTGACTCCTGAAGGTCTCGCGCCCACTGAGTTTGAGGCGGGTCAATCTCAATGGCTAATCCTTGGGCGTCTTCTTTCAGTTTCAAGGTGCCTGCTTTGTTACGTCCTAGAGGATAATTAGCATCGTGGTTGAATAAAGCCCGGATGTCGTCTTTCTTAATTGATTTGGCAAATGCTCCTGCGGAAATCTTCTCTCTGAAATCAAATAATGGCTCGGAAAGTTGCTCGAACATGGCAGCATAGCCTATGATTTTTGGTTGCTTATCCTCTGTTAATCTGAATTCAGATAAAGGCACATTACGCCGTTCTATCTCTAAATCTTCTGGCATATTACGCCTCCTTGCGTCCGTTTCCGCCTATTGCTGATTCGATTTCCTTAGACATGAAACCTTTGAAATCCCTGAAATAGTCCTCCAGCCATATATCGAAATTGGCAGGGTCTCTTTTATAAGCAGTCAGAACGTTTTTCTTGTCCCTATCGGCTATATTACGGACAACATCTTCTATTTTAGTTGAATCTGGTTTCTGCGGTAGCTTGCCCGCCAATTCCATCGGTATCATATTCTGCTGGACATAGTATTTATTAGCACCTTCATCTGTAATCGGGTTGAGATTCTCTTTTTCTCTGATGTCATTAGGTGAAAGAGCACCCATATAGAAAAGTTCTTTATAGAAACTGGCTCGGGCGGCTGAATCACCGCGTAACAGAGCATCCACCAGAAATTCAAAGAAGAATAAATTACGTTCAAAGGGTAAGAGTAACTTTCTATTGCAAGTTTGCTCCCACCTGATGAGCCAGGGTTGCATCGTATAGGTTACAAACTCAATCCCCTGATGCTCGATGTTGCTAAATGTTGCACGGTCAAGGTCGCCTATCATGTGGGGTGGAATATGTAAGAGTCTGGCGATTTCATCAAGTTGGAATTTTCTGGACTCTAAGAATTGGGCGTTTTCCGGCGGTATCCCTGTCTGTTTATAGGTCATCCCCTCTTCGAGAATCGCAATCCGATGTTGATTAGAAAGCCCCTGATGCATTTCATTCCAACTTTTGCGGAGATTGGTCTGCGATGTCTCACTGAGTTTGTTAGGATGCTCCAAGACTCCGCCGGGGTTCGCGCCATTACCAAAAAATCTAGCACCGTATTCCTCCATCGCCAGCGCCATACCGATGGCTTCACGCGCCAGATAAATGGTGTCGTAACCTATCAGGCCATCGAATCCGAATCCCGGAATATGGAATACTCGGTAAGCAGGTAGTTTGACA